ACGGTAACTGACAACACGCTCTTCACGCACCACCACGTTCTGAGGAAGATCCCTCTTCTCTACAGGCAGTAGCAGGGGCTGTGTAATCGTCGGATTTCCGTTGGCGGACAGCCCAGACATGTTAGACATCGTATCAAACGATCCCACGGCGCCACGGAGCAACTCGCGACGATCGGGCAGAATGGCGAGAGGCAGATCCAAGGACGGCTGTGGCTGGTTCTGTTGACGCTGGACAAGCGCATATTCTGTGTTGCGCTGATATTCCCCTTGCTGAGAGCGAAAGGTAGAGTCGGCGGAAACACGTGCCTGGAGACCCGCCTCGGCCTTTCCCATGTCACCTGTGCGCATGTCAGCGCCTGTGCGAAGCGCCTCGCGTTCCCGCTGTTTCTTGGCGCGTTCAAACATTTCAGCAGCGGGCGGACCGTCTTCCGAGAGAGAAATCCGAAAATCAGGGAGCGAGGAGGGAAGCGCCTTGACGTCGTTGCGTTCCTGTGTCAACCGTTCAAACCGCTGAGACGTCTCCTGAAACAAGTGATCATTCATCACGGTCTGAACGGGTTCCACGTGTTTCACTGCCTCTTTTCGCTGAAGATACTGGGAGAAATCCTTGGAGCAGGCGGTCAAGACCTCACGATTCAGGACGATAAGCGGTTTGTCTCCCTGTTTTTGATAGACCTGTTTGAGGTAATGATCCATGGTTTTGTCAAGACGCTCCAAGTGCACGGGAGTCAGGGTGATTCCATGGCGAGAAGGGAGATCCTGGACCAATACCGTGTGAAGGGTATGGTAATTGGAATCACCAAAGAACGTCTCTTTGATGGACGTGCCCTTTCCGTCCTGTGTAACCGGACGATACATTACTACCTTTAGACCATAATTCTTTTAGATAGCATACGCACATCCTAGTCCCATTACGAGGAGAATCCGTCTCACGAAGAAAAAAGAATCGGCCGAAGCTGGAGCATCATCTGATCATCCACCGCGTCTTTACAGAACTGCTCAAAAGGGATCCCGTGAATCATACAAATCAGAAAATACATGCTAAACATGCCGCATTCTGTTCCGCCCCGCTGATATCGTCGTGCATTGTATGCCAACCGACAACCAGGGATCTGTAGGGTAAATGCCCGCATCAGTCGCGCAATCATAGCGGGCGTCTTGTATCCATAGGAATCAAAGTAGCTGATCTGGGGTGCCACAATGTTGTGAAGATCAATGTATAAGGCAACCCAATGACTTCCTCCTTTGTCATGGGGATCCAGATTAAAGATCAATCCGATCGCCCGTATTCCTCTCTCATACTCTGCTTTCAGTTGGAGAGTGCAGATGTCTTTGTTGAGGCATTGCACCACACCATCCGTGCGATAGGGGTCAGGGATAGAGAAATCAATCGGAAGCACTCCCATAAAGCGAAACCATGGAAAGGGCTTCTGGTATTGTTCCATAACTTGTGCGATATTCACGTTATCCAGCCAGGTATCAGGTTTCTTTCGCCACGCGGCAGGATAACGGGGACGAAGATACGTGTCGCGAAGGTATGTCTTTTCTTTTTGTCCTAGACTGCTCTTATCCAGCGCACAATGTTCCGCTCCTGGCACACAGGACATTGCCGTCCACAGATCATCAAGGGCGCGAACGTTCCACGTCTTGAGCAGACGGGAATAGACTGAATCCGGCAGGCATGTCCCTTTCGTTCCTTTTGCCCCTTTTGTCCCTTTCGTGCCTTTCATACGTGGATGGCACCGAGTGAATTCAGAAAGGGCAAGTTTCCGTTTTTTTTGTTTACGTGTAGACATAGGCACAGGTTACTAGAGAATGATAATAAAAAAAAGAAGAGATAGAACGGATCATGGTGAATTATGATATGACCATGTCGGATCTTATGATGAAAATTGGGGGTCAACTATGGATGGTGATCATGTTGATCCTTATTTTGTGGTCAGGAGAGGATGGATTGTTTCCTGCGAATAATGTGCGCAAACTCCTATCAGGTGAGATCAAAAGCCCTCCCATAAATATTAAAAATAATGCGGGGAAGGAATAGACATGGCTACAGGATCTTCTAATGTGACAAGGATTGTGATTCGGATTGTCATGGTGATCCTTCTCCTCTTTATCATTGTCTATATTGCAAAAACACAGCCTGCACATGTCACTTACATTGTGTCGATTGTTATAACGATTATTGGTATTTTCATTATGTCTTTCATTGATATCATCACATTCGTAGGGTCTAATGATAATAGGGTATGGCTAAAAGAAAAACTGGAGACCATCACCTATCTCTCTTTAGGAGGCACGGCCACAGCAATCATTGCTGGCCTGATCTTCTATTCGATAAAACCAGATTCCATGATGTATCTTCTCCTCTTTGTGGCGTTCATGGGGTTTGGCCTGGCCTGGGCGGCATGTGCCATTGCATTGATCAAACGAAAATAAAGAGGTGAAGTAGAATGGGTGAGGTACTCTCTATTTTACAGCCTGTTATGTTGGCTACGTCAATCGGTGTGAGAGGGGCGTCTTTAGCCAAAGGTTCCAGCTCTTCCAGCTCTTCCAGCTCTTCCAGCTCTTCCAGCTCTTCTACTGCTCAAAACTCTGCTTCAAGCTCTACGGGAGAATCACAAACAAACACCCCAATCTACATCATGGCCTTTACAGGTCTGATAGGAATAGGTCTCTATATATGGTCGGCCATTACAGTGGCCCAAGCGCATTCTGCCTCAGAGGATTACACGGTCCTTAAAAACACGGTCCCTACGCTGATTGCTCAGACCCTTGTGGGTACACTGTTGCTGTATCTTGCCCTACTCATGTATGTCATTCAAGACTTGAATGCAATGATCTATATTCTTGTAGTGATGGTGTTTCTCACGTTTGGACTTGCTTACACGGCGGTGGCGATTTCGGCGATGTCTAGGTGAAATGCGCAAGCGCATTTCACTATTCATACCCGTGGCTTTGCCACGGCGATGTCACGGTAATCCGCTTAGGCCGATCAACCGTCTAGGCGTGGCTTTGCCACGGCGATGTCTAGGTGAAATGCGCCTACGATAATTTCCACAAAGACGGCAGAGTATGCTGAAATCGCAAATGCATCCCATGTGAATGGGTCAATTTGGAAATCCCATGAAAGCGAATGACGCACCTAATCTGATCCCCAGGCGCCAACTCAGACACGCGACAGGTCGTTCCATTCTCGCACTTCACAAGGGACGTAGGGTAAATATAGAGGGAGAGGAGAGAATCTTCTAACAAAAAATGGAAGAGTTGACGAATGCGCTCATGAGATTCATGATGAATGCCAAGAAGGCTTGTCTGATGAACATAGAACATGCTCACAATGTATTCGTGTAACGTATGGAGTTTGAGTTGAAAAGGGGGATAGGCGGAGACGTCTACACGAAGTCGTGAATGTTCAGGCTGATATTCTACAACGACCATCGGAGGGGTGAGGATACTGACATCACGAAACTCAAGGGAGGGGTCGTGATAACTCAGATAGGCAATGTTTTTCCCATAGGCTTGTGCTTGAAAGGGAGATAATTGAATGTGTTGGATATCAAAAACAGGATAGGGGATCGTAAGAATCATAGCTGAGGATAGGTAGGGTGGGGGATTTAGGTTCATACATACCAATAGGCCCGCCAGTCAGGCAAATAGGGCCAATAGACCCAGATGGGCCACCCATAAGGCCAATAGGACCCCCATGATCCACTTCCTCCACCGTAGTAGATATCACTATGACCTCCATGACGAATACGACCACGATCATGATGGGCGATGCCATATCGCACCCCGCTGTGACCTCTGTGTCCGCCGTGTCCACTGTGACCTCCGTGTCCGCTGTGACCGCCACGTTGTCCGCGGAATCCCTCGCTCCAAACGCGCGATACGAAGCCTCTTACCAAGAGAAGCAAGAGTGCCACAGCAAGCAACGCCATGATCGCAACGAATCGCTGATTCATCTTTCTATTATCCTCATAGAAAGATGAACCTGGTTCCATGCCCCCATTGCCAACAATGGATCGACATCATAGAATTAAATTGCCGCATCTTTCGATGTGGGATTTTTATAAGCAACGGACAGCAGATTCCCCCACATGCTAGCAAAGAGGAGTGTGATCGGATACAAGGAGAAATCTATGGATGTGGAAGGCCGTTTCGTGTGGACCCCTGTGCGGATGGCTCGTATGTCGCGACGGTGTGCGATTACATCTAGGTGGGGAAACGCCCGCCTCTGGCGGGCAGTGTCCCCACTTAATACGCAAAAAGCAACCCCGCACGCCCACCATAGACGCGAAGCATGTTATAGGTTTCCGCATACACATAGACGATCGACCGCGAATACGTAAATCCCGTCGTCGGACTCGAATGAGCCCGAAACGTCAGCACCAAATCACGAGACGCAATGTTGTCCAGATTGGCCTCCCCACATGGCCGAGAGAAGGGGGTATAGCCATTCTGAACACCAAATGGAATATTATAATAATAGCGATGAATCCACGGCGCCTTCCGTTGTTCACGAGAAGGGATAATGGATCGAAAGAGCGCGCACCCTTCCGTTCGGAATCGCACGAGGGATCCCTGATAGTCTAGTTCCATGCCCGAAATCGGTTCCGCATCGGACAAGAGGAACCCAGGACGAAGATACGCCGAGGGCCGATCCGCCGATAGCCCCATCGCATCAGGCCACCATGGCGTCTCCGCCCCATTCGGCAGTGTATTCACGTTTCCCGTAAGATCACGGGTCGCCAAAAAGTGCGCATTATAGGACGACGCCATGTAGGGTTGACAGAAGAAGAAGAGATCGCGGGTTGGGTTCGGAACATCTAGGCGAATCCGTGCCACAGGGAGTCCCCGTGTATCATAGGCGGGCTGTGCATAATGCTGTGCAACAGGATATTGAAGATCGCCTAGACGAAATCGATTGGCCTCATTTTGATCCACATAGACATATTCTGCCATAATGTAACAGTCTCCCAACAGCAGTGCCTGAGGCATGGTAATGACGCCATGTTGATTGGACAGTGGAGTCTGAGAGGGATTCGCCACGGGATCCGCCGCGTAGAAGGAACTTCCCTGAAGAGGCCATAAGGATGCACCATCTTCTGCAGAGTCCTGAACAACATGCGTCGGTGTCGAATATAACCCACCCACTGTTCGAAAGGTCAGACCCACACGGACATCATCAAACGAAATGGCGTCAATGGGAAGTGCACATCCTGGATCTCCTCGTGTGAACCAGAAGGGGAGAGGGACAACTACATTCTCTTGATAGGGAGTCGTTCCTCCTAATGCCCCTGCGGCTTTCGGCCATCCAAAGGACGTAGAGTTGAATCCATTGTCCTTTCGGCGAATCATCTCATTCATCAACGGCACTTTCTCAAGAGGAGTCTGGAATTCATCCAGCATTTCCATGAGTCGCCCGTCGATCGTCTCCACACGTGACCCACCAATGTCCAATGTCATGCGATTCACAAGGGCGTGCCCGAGTGAATTCGTCCATCCAAAGGAGGGAAATGCGGGGGCCCCTGCCGCGGCCGCGGCAAGCCGTTGAGGCGTATAGATGTCAGGCATCTGTGCGACAAGATACAGACGCGTGACCAAATGCCCTTTTCGTAGAATCCGAAAGAATCCCGTTTGTCCAAAGGCAGGTGTATTTTCAAAGTCTAAGCGCTCCCACCGCGTTGTGAAACGTCCCGCCTTGTTCCATACTTTCTGAAAAGGATAGAGGGTAGGACGAAAGGATAACCGCTCATCCTGAAGTCCCGAGGAGATCACTTTGAGGAGGCTGGCCACCATCTTCTTAGTAGAGATATTCAGAGCCTTAAGTGAATGCGCGACCATACCACATACAACGCCCACACATGTTTATTACGAGTCTCTATGATCTCTATGGGAATCCCGAGGCCATGCGGTCCTATCTGGAGCTCTTTCGGCCGTTGGCGGAATCGGGTCTTCCCTTTCTCATCTTTACAGACCCGTCTCTCCTTCCCTTATGGAATATGTATCCAAACACCAACCTCCGTATCATTCCCCTGTCTCTCTCCGAATGTGAGCTCTATCAAATCGGAATGGCGTATCAAGGCGACTTGCCCACCCATCGTCATCCCACAAAGGACACCAAGGAATTCTTTTCCCTCATGAACACCAAGATCGAGTTTCTACAAAAAGGTGCGGTCCTGACGGACGATCCCACGCTAATCTGGCTGGATATGGGGCTTCTGAAGATTGCCACGAACAAAGAGCGATGTATCGAGCACCTCCGCGCCCTCCATACCAGCACGTTTGAGAAGATCACGATTCCAGGATGCTGGTCTCATATGCCTGCCTGTGATGTCAATCGAGTCAATTGGCGCTTTTGTGGAGGCCTCTTGATTGTTCCTCACCGATTCTTGGGGAGGTTCTATGATCATTCTAAGAATGTGCTGAAGGATTTCTGCACGTTGCCGATCTATAAATTGACATGGGAGACAAATGTATGGAGTGTCATTGAATACTGTGCGGAGAAAGAGAACATTCTATGGTATCAGGCGGATCACAATGATAGCATGATTATGGCATGTCCTCTTGCGCCTGCTCCACGATCTGCACCACCTGGCGTCTGCATTTCGCGCCACATCCCACCGATTAATCCATAAACAGTTTCTGACAGATTCCCTTATCAAACCGTAACCACTGATAATGAATCGCAAAGACAAATACTTCCCATCCTCCTACGACGGCGGGATCAAACACGCACGGCGGTGAAAGCGTCGATAGATCGGTCGCAAGAGGAGTGCGAACGGTCAACTGGAGCTGGATGGACGTCGCGCGACTCATATTGGCACTTCCACTGGGCTGATGGTGCTCAGGAGATGCCGAGAAGGAATACCCATAGACCGAAGAGGCATACGCATTCCAGCCTCCACGATGCGTCTTCGCGATGTGCTCTCGAAACCAGTCACCCTCCGCAGAGATGACTTCGCTCCCTTGAATGCGAAGGGAGGCCGACGCAAGCCATGCAGGAACGAAGCGATCAGGGGTAGATTCTAGACCAATAGATGGTGTAAAATTCGCCCATTCGTTATTCACACGCACGGCTTTTCTCCGAAACACCCATACCAATTCCGAGACGGGGTGATTGAGTTCTAGGGGCAACTGAATCGTCACCTGATCCGAGGACCCTCCCTTGCTCACCAGGTATTTCAGGGGCTCCTCAAATGAAAAGGGCTGAACAAGTTTCACCATCTGTTCAAAGGGTTGTCGCATCAACTTGCTACGAAGCGAGCCCGAGAGCAACGAACAGGTTGTCACCAATCGCGCATCACGAAAGTCAGGGCATTGGGTAAGTGTCGTAGTCGTCTGTGGAAGTCCCGCGGTGGTCATAAAGGTCACGGTCTTTCCAAGGGGCGTGTCCGTCGCATTCGCACGATATCCGAGATAGGCCCGTGCCATTTGTTCAAAGGGGCGGAGCGTCACATCAATCCGAACCTGTCCCTCGTGACAGGCCAAGAGAGGGAAGGCCTGTTCCAAGGGGGTGCGAAAGAAGAAAAAGGGCAACAAACAGAAATAGGTTCCATCTTCGGTGGGGAAAGGGCGAGCGGGATGGAATGGCGTCTGGAGGACGGGGCTTCCCCCTGCAGAGGACAGATAGGAATAGGGAACGGATCCCACTGCGTCACTCGTAATGCCAAGAAGGGAATTTTGATCCGAGTAAAGGGTAAGATAGGCGGCAATGAATTCGCCTGTGATACGCTCCACCGTCTGATCGCCCACGATGAAATCGGCGGACTCGATGATGCTGGCTCCCATGCGATTGATAAAGGTCCAGTAGTCGGCAGCGTGCCCCACGACATCTGTTGTCACCGATCCGTTTGCCAATGCGGCAAGAATGTCTCCTTTATACCAACTGCCAAGACGGAGCTGAAGCATCACGGACTGGAGCATGTCTCCCGCAGGAAGAGAGCCGATTTCAAAGCTGAACGTGTGCCCCCAACTCGCGGGACCGCGCTGAGTGGCCTCTTGGATGCTCGTGGTGGTGGGGTAGATGGTAGTTGGATCACGATGAAACCAGGAAGCCTCTGCATCCACTGGAAAATAGGTATTGTCCTGTGCATCACGATTTGTGAGATCTAATACGGTGGTGATGTCGCCACGTGGCCGAAAATAATCCGCGGAACTCATACCTATTCAGTGTGTGAGAGGTTTAGATTCCAATACGTCATGGTGCGATCCAGCAAGAAGAAGAATGATTCCATAGGGATTCTGCGATCCACGTGAGATCTGTAGTTCAGTAGGCTCGGAAGGGACCGCATACCATTGCTGAGGGACAAGAGGGATAGAGGACCATGACACGGTGAAGGATTCAGTGAGAGGACCATGGACATCCAATGCAGCGAACATAAAGACGGACCATGGCCCTGGAGGGATGGAAAAGGTGACCGTTGTATCTACCTGATCCGCTGTCAGGCGATGAATCATCCGATGGGGATCAGGAATGGATAGACGATAGGCGACGGGCGCGCATGGGCGATAAAGGGGCATTCTAGAAAAATGACATAAGGACGAATTTAAGTAGACTATAAATTTGACGGATACGGAATGATAAAAGGAAGGAAACGAACGTGAACATGTCTGCGATACGAAAGATCACACGGCCGAAGATGTGCGTGCCTGAGCCATCGGAGCCATCGGAGCCATCGGAGCCATCGGAGCCATCGGAGCCATCGGAACTTGCTGTCTCTATGACCTCTTCTGTTCCTGTACATGTCGTCGCACCTGTTCGGAGAAAGCGTCCTACAAAGGTACCAGAGGTGCCGAAAGAACCAGAGGTGCCGAAAGAACCAGAGGTACCAGAGGTGCCGAAAGAGTCACAGGTGCCGAAAGATCCCAAGGCAAAGGGCACGAAAGCGTCAAAAGCACCAAAAGAGCCAAAAGCCCCCAAGAAAGGGGCCAAGAAAGGCAAAGAGGCGGACATACCGCTTCTTCACAAAGAAGTGACTCTTCCCACGCATCAAGAAATGGACATGGAAGAGTATTCCGCAGAGGGATTTCATATCGAGTATGTGTCCCTCTCCGTCTTTACTCATGAAGACAAAACCTATTTCCGAGACAAGCGAAAGAACAAACTCTACCAGTATGGCGGGCCTCGTCGTGTCGGACCGTATATCGGTAGATATCATCCAGGACGAGAGGAGATCTTTACGGATCTTCCTGACTCCGATGCGGAGGAATGAGGTGTCGTGACACAAAAGTGCCCCATCACCAAGGAGGTGTCGTGACACAAAAGTGCCCCATCACCAAGGAGGTGTCGTGACACAAAAGTGCCCCATCACCAAGGAGGTGTCGTGACATGAAGGCGTCCCTTCAGACATCGTGAGAAAGAACCTCAGAAAAAAGAAAGAGATCCATCAGAGAATGAGCGCACAGAGCTCGTTTTTATTGGCTCGTCAACGACAACAGCAAGAAACCCTTCAGTCCACTCTTACGGGGCAGATCCTTCAACAGATTCAAGCAAATACTCCAGCTATTCTAACTACGATAGAAGGTGAATTGCGCATGCTTCAAGAGGAGCGATATACCCCCTATCGTCCTCGTATCGTAGAGGTGATGCCACAGTCTGTCCTAGATCTGCAGATGCGAACAGCCAATGTAGGCGTCCCTGTTCCTACGATGACCATGGCCAACTGTAAGGGAATTCAATTTATTACACGGTAGCACATATAGCACACAGTCGCCATAAAAAATAGATTCCATAGGAATCCCATTTTTATGTCATGGATCCGACGTGGCGGATTTACTTGCGAGCAATGATCTTCTTCTTGATCACGGTGCGCTGCGGGGCGGGAATCGGCTCCACATCATCGCCATCATCGTCCTGGACGGATGGCATCATGGAGGCCACCACAGAGGAAGAGGAAGAAGCAGAGGCAGAAGAGCGAAACGCGGGATCATCCTCCATCTCCTCCTCGTCCTCGGCACTAGCACCGCCTGCCGCACTAGCAGAAGACACAGGCGCTGTCTCCAGACCCTTGAAGGCGAACTCGCCGATCTTCTCAGGGAGCTTGTGAATGGCAATCTGCTTCGCGCGCCACGTCAGGCCAAACTTGGAGCCCGCAAACCACACGCTACTGCAGGTGATGATGGCCGTCACCTGAACGCCCTTGGCGAGCATGTCCTCGACGGGAAGACCCGTATACGGACTGCCATGGACGTCATAGAACTTGGTCTCAAAGTCATCGCCGTTCTTGCGAAGGGTCACCTTCAGATTCGGGGGATACGCCGCCGGCTTGCCATCCTGACCCATGCTGTATTTGACGCACGGCGTGTAGAACGCCTTGACCACCTCACGGCTCATCTCCGCCTTGAACCACGCCTTGCTGTTCTTGACGCCCTCATCAATCATCTTCTCGTCCAGCGCCGTCAGAGCATCCAGGAACTGCTTGATGTCCTCGCGTTGCTCCTGACCGCGAAAGGAGACGTTGATGGAATACTTGGTCGGGCCAAACTTGTCGTCGACGTTCAGGCCAAACGGAAGGGACATGGACACAGCGGTCTGCATGGTGAGCGCCTCACGATTGTAGTTGAAGTAGGCGGACTTGGAGCCATTCTGGAGCGAGCGCGGAGCAGAGATGGTAATACGGGAGGCGTCGAACTGGGTGGGGTAGACAATGCTGGACATGATGGGAGATCTGTATCTTTGTGTATGACTTTCTTTTTAGTGTTTTGAACCCGTCAATTTTTATGTTTGACGCAATTTTTCGCACAGTCGTGTGACCGTCATGCCTCTTATGCTACGAATCCAATCGGTGACAACCCTCCATCATTCAGTTGCCGTAGACTTTTATGGGTATCTCATTGATCTCATCGTGTATCCCATTACAATGTCATATACCCCATATCTAATGGCTCCATCAATAAGGGCCCCTAAGGGATCACTCTTTACCATATTCTGCATCATATCGTAACAAACTCTCCGATCTATCGCTAGATGACGTGGTTTCAATAAAAAAAAGGGAGGAATGGTCCCGCAAGGAGTCTACGGCGTCCTCCCCCCGTAAAAATTGAGGCGATGTTTTGCCTGGGAGAGAGGTATAACGCGTTTAAATATGTCAAATACTACCACCGGTATTAATACAATGAGCAAGACCGCCTCCGCCACCTCCGCCCCCGCTGTGAAGAAAGTTTCCAAGAAGTCCGACGCCGAGACCGCGGTTGCGGCCCCCGTTGCGGTTGCCGCGGTTGCCGCCGTTGCCGCCGTTTCGGCCCCGAAGAAGACCAAGGCTGCCGCGGCCGCTGCGCCTGCCGCGCCAGCGGTTGTGGAGGCCGCCCCTGTCGCGACTGCCGTCGCGGAGACCGCTGCGGCGGCCGAGGTCAAGACCATCGAGCAGGAGATTGCGGGCCTGATTGCGACCCACCAGAAGGTCCGCGATGAGTCCATTGCCGCCATTAAGACCCTTCAGCGCTTCCAGAAGCGCGTGGCCAAGGATCTGAAGGAGGCTGGTCGTCGCCGCCGTCGCGTCAAGAAGGAGGATGATGGCACTGTCAAGGAGAAGCGCCCGACCATCTTCACCACCCCAGTGACCATCAAGGATGAGCTGTGCGTCTTCCTGAACAAGCCAAAGGGCACTCAGATGACGCCGGCGGATGTCACTCGTGCGTTCTCGGCGTATGTCGAGTCCCACAAGCTCAAGGATGCCGAGAAGGGCCACACCATTCACCCGGATGCGGCCATGCGTAAGGTCCTGGGCGTGAAGGAGGGCGAGAATTTGTCGTACCGGAATGTGCAGTCGTACCTTTACAAGCTTTACGTGCTTCCCGAGAAGAAGACCAAGGCTTTGTAATACAAAAGAAACCGACGTGACCCCCACCCTCACCCTCGTTTCCTAAAACCGACTAAACATACCCCCCTCCCTCCATGACCCTTTCTCCCAAAACAAAAATAAACAGTGCCTCCTCCAAGAAAATAGCTTCTACTTTTTTCTTTGATGATTATGTCTCTACGATCTCTTCTTCTGAGATCTCCTCTACTTCCTCTTCCACCGTGGCCACAGCAGCCACAATAACCTCTTCTTCCTCGTCTCCATGAAGCACATGGAGAACTCCCTTTTTTGAGCAGATCCAAAACTCGAACGTGTATCCATCCGCCATCACTTGATCCCGTTTCGCCCGATTTTTACCCAACTCGGTGCGATACGTATAGGTGGATTTGACTTCAATGATACGACGCTGAGTCTCCACATACAAATCAGGATAATATCGATGGGTCTTCCCTTCCCATTCATAGATAAAGGTGGGTATCAGCTTGGGATCATTCGTGATCTCTGTTTCCTTCAGAGTGGAGAGAAGAATCTTCCATGCCACATCTTCATAGCCCTGATACATGATCACTGCGCCAGAGGGAAGGACAAACTCTTTGCGCTTATAGCCATTTTTGGCAACCTTTTCAAACATCTCGGTATTCCGCATGATGTCTTTGTGACCATAACGTTCTTCACATGTCTTATCTTTCTTCAGCTTGATAGACTCGCAGTGGAGAGGATTCGCGGCGCCATAGGTATCAATCATGGTCTGTGAAATCCGATCACGGATCCCCTGATTCTGGAGCACTTCTTCGGTCTGATACCGTTCCATGTTGGTTTTCTTACGACGCTGGAGGATCTCTTTGTTTTGCAAGGGACTGTCTACCCCATACCGTTCACGATAGGTGTGAACGCGTTTCTCTTTGAGTTCTTCGCTCTGAGATGCATGTTCTACTCCATAGAGCTCTACCATGGTAGCGGCCCCTTTCGCGCGAATCTCTGCGCTTTGGAGCCCATGTTCCACTCCATAACGTAAGAGATTGGTATCTTTTGTTTTTTGTTTAACATGCTCTGTTTGAGAGCCATGCACCACTCCAAATCGTTCCAAACTGGTTACGTTTTTCTTCTCTTTGAACTGAGCCGTGTGTAACGCGCTTCTGGCGCCATACCGCTCCATCATGGTCTTCTCCCGTTTCTCCACCGTGCACCGAGGACATTTATGAGGAGTATCTATTTCGTGGCGTTCACAATAAGGCATCTTAACAATCTATCTCTTCTATCATCGCATATATCATCAATTTTTATGAACAGTGGGAGAATAACGAAGAATCTTTTTAGGATGTTTGTAATAGATATTAGATGGCGTACTATGGGTACACGCCACCTGTATGTCCACCGCGACCCGTCCCACCATGTTATCCCACGATTTACATGGCCACAGGTCCCACAGGAAACGATGGTCCACCAGGATTCTCCAGCAATACGGGAGCGTCCGGTTCGATGGGATCCACTGGTGTGACGGGTGTAACGGGTATGACAGGCGCGACGGGTCCTACAGGAATGACAGGAGCAAAGGGAGATCCAGGTCTTGCCTCGAATACAGGAACCACAGGTGAAACAGGCGCGACGGGACCCACAGGCGACACGGGACAGACAGGCGCGACGGGTTTTACAGGCGCCACGGGACAGACAGGCGCCACAGGCGACACGGGACAAACAGGTCCCACAGGTTACACGGGCCCTACTGGAGAAACAGGCCCCACTGGTGCCACAGGCGTAACAGGTCCCACAGGAACTACTGGATCAACAGGACATACCGGTCAAACAGGTGCAACAGGCGTAACAGGCGTAACAGGTCCTACTGGCCCTACAGGCGAAACAGGCCCCACTGGTGCAACGGGAGCCACAGGCGCGACAGGAACACAGGGACCCACAGGATTTTCCGATCGTTATCTGACGGCCACAACGACCGCCGTTCTCCTCACCCCCACCTTCGATGGCACCCAAAGCATGACTGTTTCTACGAACCTGGCCTACATTCCAGGAAACAGTGTCATCATTGTCTCCTCTTCTGATCCTACCATCTCGTTTGAGGCACGTGTCCAGTCGTATGATCCCGCAACAGGCGCCCTTACTGTCAACACGATTCGCAATATCACAGGGGACTTCAGTGCCACAGTGGTTTACAATGTGAACTTGGATGGTATCGATGGCCCTACAGGATCAACTGGTGCCACAGGCGCCACAGGTGTAACGGGTCCCACAGGCTACACAGGCGCCACAGGCTACACAGGTGTGACGGGTGTGACGGGTGTGTCAGGATCCACAGGATACACGGGTGCAACGGGATACACGGGCGCCACAGGTGTCACAGGATCGACAGGATACACGGGTCCTACGGGATACACGGGTCCTACGGGAGACACAGGTGCCACTGGTGTGACTGGATCAACAGGCTATACTGGCCCTACTGGTTCAACAGGTGCCACTGGTGTGACAGGTGCCACTGGATACACGGGTGCCACTGGCTATACGGGTCCCACGGGAGACACAGGTGCCACAGGATCGACAGGATACACGGGCCCCACAGGCTACACGGGTCCCACGGGCGCCACAGGTGCCACTGGTGCCACTGGCTACACGGGTCCCACAGGCTACACGGGTCCAACGGGAGATACTGGATCAACAGGTGCCACTGGCTACACGGGTCCCACTGGCTACACGGGTCCAACGGGAGACACAGGTGCCACAGGATCGACAGGATACACGGGTCCCACAGGCTACACGGGTTCAACGGGAGATACTGGATCAACAGGTGCCACTGGCTACACGGGTCCCACTGGCTACACGGGTCCCACAGGGTCCACGGGTCCAACAGGTCCTACTGGTGAAATCGGTCCCACTGGCTACACGGGTCCAACGGGAGATACTGGTGCCACTGGTGTGACGGGATCAACAGGCTATACTGGTCCTACTGGTCCTACTGGTCCTACTGGATCCACGGGTCCTACTGGTGAAATTGGTCCAACAGGATACACGGGTCCCACGGGCGAAACAGGCGCCACAGGTGCCACGGGCCCTACTGGTGAAACGGGTCCCACGGGTCCCACAGGCGAAACAGGAGCGACAGGTGCCACGGGCCCTACTGGTGAAACGGGTCCCACGGGTCCCACAGGCGAAACAGGCGCCACAGGTGCCACGGGCCCTACTGGTGAAACGGGTCCCACGGGTCCCACAGGCGAAACAGGC